AGATGGTGGGTGTCCTCTAGTCCGTCAATATCAAAAAATATAACAGGATTGGTCACAGCGAGAGAAGACCAAAATTCGCTACTGCGAGATGATCCGTTGGTGTGTATTTCCAACATGGCGGTGGGACTGTGCTTGCGAAGATACATCAAAATATCTGCACTGTGTGGATTCATATTGAAATCTCCAAAATTCCCATTGAATTTTACAAAATTGAGTTGTGCAATGAAAGTTCCTGAAAAAACTTTTTTAAAATCGTCAATGGTAATATTTGTCACAGGATAACCTGCATTGTATTTCATGCCCTGAAAGTTTCTGGGACACATTGGGCAAGATGCGATGCAGAAACTGGAAATTTCTAAATCCAAGGATGTAATTTGACCCATTGACAGCATAGTGGTATTTAAACTCAAGAATGTGGCGTGAGATTTCTTTCGATAGTATATACACACGATGGGCAACCGTATCCATCCACCAGGCACAACCACAATTTCAAACAGGCAGATATAGCGTCCATGCAGTGAGCTCGGAAATGCGCCCGCGAGGGAAAGTGAATCCGAAGATGCAGTAGGCAAAAAATGATGAGGCTCTGTGAAACAGATACACCCTCAGTCCGTGGTAATATCATTGTGTAGAGATTATCAGGGATCGCGTTGGATGAATGAGCTAACGGGTACAGCACAACCGCCCGGTTACGACAGCGATACACAATGACTGCGAACTCACCACAGGGTTCAGGTCGGTTCGGCTGGCAACAGCCGAATTGTGACTGCTCATCTACCACAGGCGACGCAACTGACAAATGAAAATGGAACGAAGCGACAGCGAGTTTCAGATGTGCAGAGCACATCTCTCAACCTACCGTAAATACTGCTGTAATGGAACTGATATTCAATCATCGTTTTGGCAGGATGGAACAGCAGAGCCTGATCGTGTGTGACGTGCTCGCCCTGCCGGACAAGCACAGCAGTGACGAGACCGACATGCTGGATTCCGGATGGCTGGCCCTGGATCGACCCCACCACATACATGGTGCGGATCGTGAGGTGTTCTATCAGTGCCGCAGTACCCGCATAGACCTGGATCGCTGTCGGGCTCGATTCCCCGAACACACCATGGATGGTCGCCTCATCGAGATGACAGAAATTTTTCCCAGGCACCGTGACGACACAGTGTGGACCGGCATGCATCAGCTGTACGCACAGTTCATCGATCGCAAGGGATTCCGTGATCTCTACAATCCGTTCCAGCACGTCAACCGGCGAGACAGTTTCCTGGTATTCTGGGTAGGCGACGCCACCAATCTGGTGGCGTTCACCAAGATCAAACGCTATCGCTGGCAGGAGAGTTTCTACGACGACATGATGGACATGCCCGCATGGTCGGAACGAGAGGAGCCCTACGGCATCGAGTCCGTGATGCACTGCAACAACGAACCCATCAGCCAGATCACCATGGACATGGAGATCGCATGGAGCCGATCACAGGGTGCTTCCTACTATTTCGCCGGCGCTGGCTACGAACGCAGTTCCGTGTACAAGAGCAAATGGTCAGGTTTCGAATGGTGGACGGGTGCTCGCTGGAGCAGGGCCAAACGCGAGTATCAAAGACTGTGTGAGCGAGATTCCCAACTGCGGTCTATTGCGGATCTTGGTAGCGCCAAGTGACGATGTCATCCAGCTCGGCCTGCGTCCAATTTTTGTAGTAGTCGGTAGTCTTTTCCAGTATCTTTGAGAATCTGTTCAGTTTGGATCGACATTGCACGAACAAGAGGCAGTAACGACCATTGCTCATTTGCACATTGCCGATCTTCTCACCATAACCGGGATGATCCTCCAGCACCACGATGTCGTTATTGCGGAATGTGTGATTCATCTCACAACGTATTTGGTAGGCCTCCTGCCAGCTCCATCGTTTGAGATCGGCGATCAGGATCAGCACATCAAACTTGTTGAAATCGGTATTCTCTGTGTGCGTCCATAGATTGGAATCTGGCTCTGCAGATGATATCCAGCGCATCTTCACTCGATTGTCTATGCGAGCTTTATGTGCATAAGGACAGGGTGGCATGTCCGCCAGGAGAGGATGTGGTTTCTCCACAAAAGAGATCATCCAATCTCTGATATAGTCCTGTGGGCTACTGTTGTTCGGGGTTGTCTTGTGGTGACTCTTCGTCATCTGTTTTTGGCTGTAATGATTCTAGGGTTTTCTGCGTCTCGGCCAACTGCTCCGTCATCTCTTCCATACGCCGGTTGTTCTCAGTGATCTTCTTGCCCATGGCTCGAACTTCATCATCGGCTATCTCGATCTTCTGCAACAACTGTTTGATCCGACTGTCCTTGATCTTGAGATCCTCATGCAACCGATCCTTCTCTGTGGTCAGTTCCTTGATGTGTGCCTTAAGCTCTATCAGAATTTCCTTAGTGCTCATACAGAATTAGTTAAGTTGTTTGTTGGCATCATTATATTATACTATATTTGCTACAATTTTAAAAGAACGGCTGTCCGGTTTTTTTGGTAGTTTCCAGGTTGTCTTTGATTATGTCTGCACACATGGCACGCTCGTCAAAACTCATTTCCAACGCCTCATGATAGGTCACCCCACCTCGCATATACCAGCATATTCTTAGCAGTTCTACTTTGATGTTTTTACTTTCGTTTTCTAAATTTTTTAGATAGGTTATAATTTCAGAATCCTGGAGTGTGAGTAGTTTTATACGAAAAAATTTGCGTTGTCAAATGTGATCGGCACCTCGTACGTGGCGGGCACTCCTGCCTTGATCTGCTCCTCTGTGGCCTTGACTTTCATGGGCTTGATTGATCCCTGTAATCTCAACTCCGCCAGTGCCTCTTGGATTTCTGTGGTTATCTTCGCTGTGGCATTGTCAAAAAAATCTCTGATCTGATTTCGGTCCGTGATCACAGTGCCATCCGGTCCTGTGAGTGATATCAACGAATCTACCAATACTTCAAAATTCATCTCAGATAATTTTCTAAAACTCTGTATGAATCTCAAACTCTTTTCATCTTCGCCTAATTGACTGTTGCTCACCGTGGCATATATCTTTTGTTGCTCGAAAGCCGCTAGCTGATTCTTTGTGAGATCTTTATAGGTCATCGGGGCAATTTTTATTTTGAATCCGCTCTTGGATGTTATTTCATCTTTTAAATTTGGAACTTGTAATGTTTCTAATATGCTGGGCAGATTTACCGAATGTGTTTGCATGGTGTTGACCACTGGTACCGGAGCCTCAATGTCCATGGTCTCCCCGAATGTTGCGATCCTTATTGCTAATAATATTGTGTCCACGTCATGGTTGACCACTTGCCAAGCATCTTTGATATTGGGCAAACAGCTCTGAATCACATCCACGGTGGCCTGACCATTCAACAATGCGTCTGGAGTTTTGAAATTCATCTCATCTTTCGCTGTCATGGGCAGTACTGGTATTTCTCCGTTTGTGGTTGGCTGGAAAGCACCCTCGCTGAAGTACCTGCCACCACTGGGCAATTTGATGTATACTCCGGGTTGCCGATAATACTTGCTTAATGGGTTTGCAGTTTGTGCCATATTTTTATTCTATAAATATACACTACTATAAGAAGTGTGTCTATATTTATATAGGCGCAGATAATGGATTTTTAAAACCGTATGGCCCTAGAACGCGAAGACGCTAAACTCATAGCAGAGGAAATTGCAAGAGCACTGAAAACACCCACCGGTGGTAAAACTGCCAGTGATCTGTACAAAGGTAGCGGCGCGGATTTCAAAGACGCAGTGAAGCGCCAGATCGAAAAAATGCAAGATCTGGGCAAACAGTTTGGTGTGTCAGAGACTCAACTGATAAAATTCAGACTCATGGCGGAGGAAAATACCAAGGCACTGGACCAAAACATTAAGATGTATGTGGGAACACGCAGGGCACTGAACACGGTCGTGGACGGTATCAAAAGTTTTTCTGATGCTAGTAAGACCGGGGCCGACACATTCACCACATTCACATCAGCATTTAAAAATTCTCCACTGCTGGGATTTGTTCAAGAGCTGGGTAGCAGTTTTGATTTCAACACAAACATATTCAGAAATCTATCCAGCGTGGGAGCAGATTTTGGCAAGAGCCTAGTGGGGGTGAGACAGGCATCTGCGGACGCTCGATTGCCATTGCTGGAATTCAAGGACCTTGTGATTGATAATGCACAGAACCTTGCGGCACTGTTCGGCACTGTGGGACAGGGTGTGGCGGGATTGGCAAGTTTTACTGAACAACTGAGAACACAGGGCATACCTCAACTGGCCGAGCTAGGAATAACCACAGAAGGATTGAACGACTTCTTCAGCACCTACTTGGGAATACAACGGACCGATCAACGATTTAGTCGAATGACACAACAACAGGTGGTCACCGGCACCATTGCCTATGCCAAGGAATTGGACAGACTGGCCAAACTTACAGGAATACAGCGAGAGGTGTTGGATGAGAAGATAAAACTGGATCAGGCAGATTCGGTGTTTGCGGCCTTTACCGCAGGACTGAGTGAACAACAGGCCTCTCAGGCTCGACAACTTGTGGCCACGCTGGGTTCGTATGATGAGGCTCTGGGTCAGAGTGCTAAAAATTTTATTGCCACGGGTGTGCCGTTTGACGAGTTATCACAGCGGGCTTCTGCTCTGGTTCCGGGTTTCTCTGATGCCATCATGGCATTCAGGAACGGCAGTATTGGCGTTGACGATGCACTGAAAAGAATACAACTGGGAGCCCAGGGATTCAGAGACACTATAAGAGATCCCGCCGTGCTATTGGGCGGAGATCTTAAAGGTGTAGGAGACGCTTTCCTTAAAATTAGCACAGCCACTCTTGACAGCAGTGCCGCAACAGCACAACAGCGGGCAGAGGCAGATCGTCTAACAAAGAGTTTGGGAGAATTCAACGAGTCAGCAAAGAGGTTAAAAACAGGATTTGAAAGTATACAGACAGCAGTGTTTGCGGGATTGGGCAATGCATTCAGTGGATTCATCAATGGCACAAACACAGCATTCTCGAAGATCAGCAATGCCATAATATCATTTACACAATCGGCTCCGGGGGCAACAGCAGGATTGTTGGTGGCCGGACTGGCAGGCAAATTTTTATTTGATTATGCAACACAGGTTATGATCATAGCGGCGGGAGTGAAAATAGGCAATCTTGGATTCGTTAGTTTTTTAAAAGGGGTATCCACCACGTTCATGAGCACAATAGGCACCGTGGGAGGCATGTTCTTAAAATTAGCTGTGCCGTTGGCGGCACTGGTTGGAGTGCTGAGCAGTGTGGCAATGTTGTTTGATGAAAAAAACAGAGGAGCAGGGGCAGGCGGAATTGCAGGCGCAGTTGGCGGCGGATTGGCAGCGGCATCTATTGGAAAAATGATAGGAGGCACCATTGGTACCTTCCTGGGTGGACCGTTGGGAACCATGGCCGGTATAGCGATTGGTACTGTAGTTGGCCAATTGATCGGCGGATTGTTCGACGACAAGGGCAGAGCACTGGGCACACTGGGCGCCACAGGACAGTTGTTGGAACCCAAAACCACTATAACCAAAATACACGCAGGAGAAATGGTGTTAAACAAGCCACAAGCGGCGGCCATGGTGAACAACAATGTATCTCCAAATATGGATCTGGATGGTTTGATTAAAACAGTAAGAGATACCAACAAAGCCAACAGCGACATCAGTACAAATATTGAGAGAAATACCCAAATGGCGGCAGGAATACTTGCTCGAATCGAAGCAGGCATTAGACAACAAACAAACGTAATTTCCACAAAAGGTAATCTGGTTTAATCATAGAATATTGGACTTGCTTTTTTAATGTAAATACACTATTATAAACATATGGCTTGGAAAAAATACTTCAAAGACGCAAACTTATCACCTATATCAGGAGACAAGGCACCGCAGTTCGCAAAACGAAATTACTCATCCTATCTACCCGATGTGTACACCGGACATCCTAATCGAGTCCAGAGATACTTCCAGTATGATCAGATGGATTCAGATTCTGAAGTGAATGCGGCGCTGGACATATTGGCAGAATTCTGCACACAGAGCAACAAGGAGAACGAAACTCCCTTTGACATCGTGTTCAAGGACGACGTCACGGAGTCCGAAGTCAAACTGTTGAAGAAAGCTCTGCAACAGTGGACCAAAGCGAACAGGTTTGCAAAAAGAATTTTTAGGATTTTCCGTAACACTTTAAAATACGGCGACTGTTTCTTCGTGAGAGACAACGAGACCAACAAATGGTTGTACATCGATCCTGCCAAAGTGGACAGGATCATTGTGAACGAATCAGACGGCAAGGTGCCGGAACAGTACATCATCAGAGACATCAATCCCAATCTACAGCGGTTGTCGGCCACGCAGATCACACCCAATCAACTGTATGGTGGTACTACAGGGGGAGCATATGCCCAGAACTTTGCAGGGGCCGGTCAGGGAGTGAATATGACGGGTGCAGGCGGTGGCATGGGAGCGTCAGGTGGTAGATTCTACAGGACCATGAACCAATATGCAATAAATGCCGAACACGTGGTTCACATGAGCCTGTCAGATGGGTTGGACAATCTATTTCCGTTTGGGCAATCTGTATTAGAACAGGTGTTCAAAGTGTTCAAGCAAAAAGAATTATTAGAAGACGCGATCATAATCTATAGGGTACAAAGAGCACCAGAGCGGAGAGTATTCTATATTGATGTGGGCAATATGCCAACGCATTTGGCGATGCAGTTCGTTGAGCGAGTCAAGAACGAAATCAATCAGAGAAGAATTCCAACTACTGCAGGTGGAGCAAACTTCATCGATGCCACTTACAACCCAATGAGTATGAACGAGGATTATTTCTTCCCACAAACAGCAGAGGGGCGAGGATCTAAAGTGGACACACTACCGGGTGGTACAAACTTAGGAGAGATTGACGATTTAAGATTTTTCACAAATAAAATGTTTAGAGGACTGAGAATTCCATCATCTTATCTGCCCACAGGACCGGAAGATTCACAACAGTCCTACAACGACGGCAGAGTGGGCACAGCATTCATACAAGAGTTGAGATTCAACAAATACTGCATGCGATTGCAGTCAATGGTGGCCCCCATATTTGACGAAGAGTTCAAATTGTGGATCAAGAACAAAGGATACACCATGGACAACTCCCTGTTTGAGTTGAAACTGAATCCGCCACAGAACTTTGCACAGTATCGACAGACAGAAATGGATCAAAGCAGAGTGAGCACGTTCGTACAGGTGGCAGAACTGCCCTACATGAGCAAGAGATTTGCTCTTAAAAGATTTTTGGGACTGTCAGAAGAAGAGATGGCACTAAACTCACAGCTATGGTCCGAAGAGAACAACGTGGCACAGAAGAAACAGACCAAGTCCACCCAGATGAGATCAGCGGGAGTAGCTCAATCAGACATACAGGCAGATTTGGATCAGTTTGAAGAGCCCACTGCAGAACCAAACGCACCAGCACCAGGACAGCCGGGCACCACACCACCGGGCGGAACTCCGGGACAGGGCGGAACCAATACATTATAAATACCCATATGAAATTGATGGAAATGTTCCAACACACAGAAAACGGATTCGAGCAGAAGCGTAACTACAATGCCGAGGACGATATCTCTATCCTGGACGACGGTGACACCAGAAAAACTCGTCTGTCACTCAAGGACATCAACAAGATGCGTCTGGCCTCCGAGCAACACGACGCCGAGCAAAAAGAAGAAGCAGTTTTCGTGCAGAAGATGTACGGACAACCTGCCGTGGACGACCTAACACTTTAATATATAAAGTAGATGACCAAAACAGCGTTCGTACTGGGCAACGGCGAGTCACGCCAGGGCATAAAAATAGCCGATCTAAAACCACACGGCAAGGTCTGGGCCTGCAACGGAGTGTATCGCACCGAGGAACCCGACGTGCTGGTGGCAGTGGATCCCAAAATGATCTTGGAGATCGCGGAAACCGAATACCCCATCACCCACGAAGTGTGGTCCAATTGGAATCATCAGTATGAAAAGGTGGAGCGTGCCAAGAACCACATACAGTATTTCAAGCCCTCCCTGGGCTGGAGCTCAGGCCCCACAGCACTCAAACAGGCCTGTGATCAAGGATATGATCAGATTTATATCCTGGGGTTTGACTATCAGGGACACCCCAAAGACGCCAAGAAGGGACAATTTAGATTCAACAATGTGTTCAAGGGCACACGCAACTACAAGCCCGTGGAGTCGGACGCCACATTCTACGGCAACTGGATGAATCAGACCAAACGATGCCTGAATGATTATCCCAACACGCAGTTCACACGTGTGATCCCCCGCAACGGCTTCAAACCCCACGATCTGCAGTTCGCCAACAACTTTAAAACCCTAGATATCGAAGATTTTTTGAAGCTATATAATTTACAGATCAAGATATAGCCAAAAAGAGCCGTTTCAGCCGCTTTTGAGTGGTGTTTTCACCTGTATACAGTAAATACCTGCACTTATAAGTAAATTAACGCATACACAAGGAGCACGTGCAAAATGTCAAACAAATTTGAACAATTATTAGAATTGTTAATCAACGAAGAAAACGACAAAGCGGAACAGTTATTCCACGAGATCGTTGTAGAGAAGTCCAGAGACATCTACGAAGGATTAGCAGAAACAACTGAAGAGTCCAAAGACGAGACAGTTGAAGAAACAAAAGAAGAAACAAAAGAAGAATCTAAAGACGAAGAAACTGTAGGCGAACAAGTGGAACTTGCAGACGAGTCCAAAGACGAAACTGTCGAAGAAGAATCTATCGAAGAAGTAGGTGGAGATGCAACTGATGAATTGATCAAGGACGTATCTGCCGAAGAAGAAGGTGAAATGGAAGCCGGAGAAGAAGGCGACATGGAAGCCGGAGAAGAAGGCGAAGAAGAGATGGAAGACAGAGTCGTTGATTTGGAAGATGCTTTGGACGAACTAAAAGCAGAATTTGAAAAAATGATGTCAGGCATGGACAAAGACGGCGATGGCGACCACGACATGGACGACCACGAAAAAGAAGAGTCTTTGGCACCAACTGAAGCTGAAATGCCATTCGAAGCAATGCACGACGGAAAGAAAAAAGAAAAAATGGATGAATACAAGATCCAGAAATCCGCGGACAATGCTGATCATGCAGACGGCAAAAAATCACCAGTAAACGATGCAGGAACAAAAATGGGACACGGTGGAAAAAACATCGCCCAAGGTTCAGCCGAAGAAAAAGGCAGAACAGCTCCTACAGCAGAAAAAATCATAGGTGATGTTGCTAACACAGCAGGCAAAGAAAAAGTGTCAATGAAACCGGCACCAAAAGCTGTGACTGCGGACAAAGCTGATAACAAAAAATCTCCAGTTGCTTCCAAGTAATTGAGATTTTAAGGAGAAAGTCGGATGTCGTCATTGTACCTAAGAGAACAACTAACCTTTGATCAGGCACGAGTGCAGGTCATACACGAAGGTAAAGACGGAAAAGATCTTTACATGAAGGGTATCTGTATTCAGGGAGGCATCAAGAATGCCAATGCCAGAGTCTATCCTGTGAATGAAATACAAAAAGCAGTGAAAACACTCAATGATCAGATCACTTCGGGTTATTCGGTTCTTGGAGAAGTGGATCATCCAGACGATTTAAAAATTAATTTGGACCGAGTCTCCCACATGATAACAGAAATGTGGATGGACGGTCCAAATGGATACGGCAAGATGAAGATCCTGCCAACACCTATGGGTCAACTTGTTTCAACTATGTTGGAATCGGGTGTGAAACTGGGCGTCAGCTCACGAGGAAGTGGCAACATCTCCGAGTACGGCAACGGCGAAGTTTCAGACTTTGAGATCATCACAGTGGATATAGTGGCTCAACCTTCGGCACCGGGTGCTTACCCAACCGCGATATACGAACACCTAATGAACAGCAAGGGTGGAAGCAGAGCGATGGGATTGGCGGCCGAAGTTAGAAATGACAAAAAAGCACAGAAAGCCCTCACCGAGGCACTAACCAACATAATAAAAGGACTGAAATAATATGTTCGACGCAATCAGCAAACTAGTTGAATCTGGCGTGATCGGAGAAGACACACAAAAAGCTATCTCAGAAGCGTGGGAATCAAAAGTTAAAGAAAATAGAGAGACAGTGGCGGCTGAACTCAGAGAAGAATTTGCAAAAAGATACGAGCACGACAAGGGCAACATGGTTGAGGCCATCGATCGCATGATGACTGACAAGTTATCTGAAGAGATCAGCAAATTTGTTGAGGACAGAAAAGCACTAGCTCAAGAAAAAGTTTCTTACAAAGAATCTGTGGGAGCTCATTCTGCAAAATTGGAAGAGTTTGTGTTAAGCAAACTTACCAACGAAGTTAAAGAACTACACGACGACAGGAAATCTGTGTCTGAAAACTTTGGAAAATTAGAGGAGTTCGTTGTCAACGCACTTGCTAAAGAGATCAAAGAATTCAACGAAGACAAGAAATCTGTAATCGAAACCAAAGTAAAATTAGTGAAAGAAGCAAAAGCTCAATTGGCAAAATTGAAAGAATCTTTCATTAAGAAATCAGCTCAGGTTGTTGAATCAGCTGTCACTAAAAAATTGAGTGAAGAAATATCTCAATTGAAAGAAGACATCACATCAGCCAGAGAAGTTTCTTTTGGTAAACAAATTTTTGAAGCGTTTGCTTCAGAGTATCAGGCTTCTTACCTAAATGAGAAGTCTCAGTCATCTAAACTTATGAAAGTTGTGGATGAAACTACCCTGAAACTTAAAGACGCTGAGAAATCCATCGCAGAGACAAAAGTGGTGATTGAATCCAAGGAGCGAGAAATTGCTCAGATCAAGGATTTGATGGAACGCAAAGCGACGATGGCAGAGTTGCTCAAACCTTTGAGCAAAGAAAAGGCAGACGTGATGAGCCAGTTACTGGAATCAACAGATACCGGCAAATTGAAATCTGCGTACGACAAGTATCTTCAAGCAGTGATGGAAGACGCTCCTGTGTCAAAAGCCAAGAAATTTATTTCTGAAGCTTCTGGCGACAAGGCAGGCGCTCCTCGATCAGAGCGAGATGATGCTGAATTGGGCAGTATCCGTGTATTAGCGGGATTGACCAAAATTAACAACTAAACATAAAGGGAAAGATACAAATGAGTGAATTATTTGAATCAAAATGGAGCGAAACAAAATCAGCTCTAACTGAAGGTTTAGTGGGCAACAAGAAAAAGACTATGGACGTGATCTTAGAAAACACTAAGAGATACTTGTCAGAGTCTGCAACTGCTGGTGCGACATCTGCAGGTAACGTTGCTACATTAAACAGGGTTATCCTACCGGTAATCAGACGGGTTATGCCGACTGTTATCGCGAACGAGATCGTTGGTGTACAACCAATGACTGGTCCAGTGGGACAAATCCACACACTAAGAATCAGATATGCTGATTCATCTTCTGGAACAACAACGACTACTCCAGGCGAAGAAGCATTATCTCCATTCAAGATCGCGGAAGCATATTCTGGAGACAACAGTTCAACTAAAGCGGCGGCAACTGCGGCATTAGAAGGAACTGCTGGAAAAAGATTAAGCATCCAAATCTTGAAACAAGCGGTTGAAGCTAAATCAAGAAAACTATCTGCAAGATGGACTTTTGAAGCGGCTCAAGACGCACAAGCACAACAAGGTAT